GTTTTAATATCCCAAACATAAAGTCTTTAGATACTTTGTATGATCATTACAATAAAAATTATCAAGTTATACACATGTGTAAAGATATATATCCTAAAGGCTATGAAAATATGATGGATTTATTTAAAAAAAGAAAAGAAATTTTAAAACTAAACAATAGGTCTGTTAGCTAATCTTTCTGCAAAGTCTAATCTCTCAGGAGAAAGAGGATCTACATTTATTGGCTCAACTTCTGGTAATGGTGTACTACTTTGTAGGTTTCTAATATTTCTTTGACTTTCATCTCTTAAATCTCTCAACGAATCTTGAAAAGATTTAATCTCTTGTTGGTTTTGTCTTTCTATATTTTGTAATTCTTCTTGGCCTCTTTGTAAGCCAGCTTCAGCTTGTTGACTACCTTCTGCAATAGCATCACCAACCAATCTGATTCCAAGTTGTCTAGCAGATCTAATAAAAAATTGTATTACTCTACCAACAGATCCAGGGTCTTTTTTAGCTAACAATTTTAATACAGATGGATTAGAAAAAGCTTGTCTCATAATTGCTAAACCAGCAACCGTTGGCAACATACCAATACTTAAAGCATTAACCGCAATACCAGCAGCTACAAGTGTACCAGCTGACTTTTCTATGGTTAAACCATCAAGTGCAGATTGTAATGCTCTAAAACCAAGAAGTGATTCTTTACCAAACATAGCTTCTAGAGTTGTATCTCCATAACTATCTAAAGTTCTTCTAAGTCTGTCTGGCTTAAATATATCTGTAATTTTTTCTTTGGAAGGATCGAAAGAATCTTTCAATAATTTAGATAAACTAGCTTGTTGTATTTCAACAAATGTTTCTGGATCAACAGTTTCTTTTACAATTTGAATATTTGCAGCACTATTAGGTTTAAATACAACATCTGCAATCTCATCAGTACCTGAAACATCTAATCTTTTTATAATAGAGTTTTGCTCAAAAGTGATTCTGTCTCTTGTTGCTTTGGATTTTTGTTTTAAAGCGTTTAAAAAAGATTGTGCATTTACAGCGTCAGACAAACCACCATCTGTTTTTACTATATTGTTTATTAAATTTTCTAGCTCTAAAGGTTGCTTGTTGTACATGCTTGGAGTTATCTTTCGTAGTTGTTCAACAGAATCTATGATGTTTTTGTAGCTAGGCCCAAAAATTATTTCCATTTTACCTTCTTTGGTTCTATCAAATTTTAAAATTTCGTCAGCAAACTTTTTAAAATCTAAAGATTCTGTAGTTTTATCGTAAGAGTTACGCCAAGCATCATGTAAAATCTTTCTTTGTAATTGAGTTTTTATAAACTGTTCACCACCAAACTTTTCCATTTCTTTTGCTAATTTAGTTGGATTATTAGCGTAGGTAGTTTTCAAATAATCTTCATGTTGTTGTATGGCTTTGAAGAAATCCTTAAAAGGCTTTGTGTCTTTAGAAGCAGATAAAATAAATTGATCGTAAACACTACTTATATTGTAATCTCCAGCCATAGTGTTACCCAATATTTTTTTGATTGCTAAAGAATCAAATGGTTCTAGTCTTTCTCTAGCTAATTTATTTGTTTCTCTTAAATATTGAAAAGCTTCAGCAGTTTCTTTTGCTGCAATTTTATCCAATCCTTTATTATAAAATCTACCACGTTTCATTTTTAATAAAGACTCTGGCCTTTCTAGAATGTTAAATAAGCCTGGGTTATGAATTGCATCTTCAGGATTGTCCAAAATTCTAATTATATCGTCTAATAAGCTTGTATTTCTTCCTACAGATAAACTATTTCTTCTTTGACCTTTCAACGTAGATAAGTCGTTTCTTAATCTTCGAAAATTTTCACCAAACTGTAATTCTTGTTTCATAGCTCTACCTACTATAGGTTTATCACTCAACTCAAGTGGATTTAAATCTTCCCAATACTTTAAAAAGCCATCTTCATAATTCAAAGCTTCATCTATCCTTTCTTTTCTTTTTGACAATTGATCTATGAAATTTGTTAATTCATCTGAAGTATGATCATCAATTTCTCTTGGTGCTTTAATAGCTTGTTCTAAAGGATTTCTTCCATATTTAACACCGTAAGCTTGTTCTATTTTTCCTATGTGTTCAGAAATTTGCTCATTCAAAGCTCTTGAAATACCCTCTACTAAATCAGGATCGCCTTTACCTATAGCTAAAAGTTTTTGATCGGCTGTTATATATTTTCTGTTAAGTTGTTCTGCTACTGATTTGTTGACCTCATCTAGACTGTTGATTAATAAAGCTCCTACTTGTTCCCTGTTTAAAGCATTAGCAAAATCATCAGCAGAAGTAATACCTTCCATTAATTCTTCTACAAGTTTATTGACTTGTTTGCTAGTTTTTATTTCTGCTGTATTTAATTTTTGTCTTGCAGCACTCAAAGCATCAGTAATCTGTTCTCTTGTTGATTCTTTTACAAATTCTTCACCAGCAAAGTTTTCTCCATTTATTAACTTGTTTAATCTATCTATCTCCTCTCTTAGATAAGCTTTGGTACTTAAAACTCTTTTATTACCTAAAACTGTTTCAGCAACTGCTTGTAACCTACCTGGTATAACTCTGTTCAAAGCAGATTGAGACGGCAAAGCCTTAAATTCATTTTTACCAACTTTTCCCTCTTTAACGGCTTTAGCTATTTCTTTTTCTGTAGCCTCTCTGCCTAAAGATTTATCAAGTTTCATGACATCTAAGATAGACCTACCTTTGATTGCTTGTTGTTGAAATCTTAAATTATCAAAAGGTGCTTGTTTGCCTAAAAGCAAAGAATAAAATTTAAAAAGACCTTCACCTAAACCTTGTCCAACAAATCCCAAAGCTCCTTCATAAGCTAGGAGAGTCCTTAATTCGTCTCTAGTTTGTGCTTGATACCCTTGGTTTATTTCATAAGCTTCTTCTACACCTTTACCAGCAGCTCCTCCTAAACCTGAAAGCAACATATTAGCCATAGCAGATCTACCACCTAGCACATTAGTTAAAGCCTTAGCTATCCTTAATTGTGGTACTAAAGCCACCACACTACCAAATATAGGCCCTACAACGCCTGAAAAATCTGCAAGATCATATTTATTAAAACCAAAAGTTCTTTCATCTATAACCGTATTTTGCTCTAGCTTTTGACCATTTTTTAACGTAATGGTTTTTACTTGATCGCCAAGACCAAGCATTTTCATACCTTCTGGTGTTAGAGCTAGTTGTCCTGAAGAATCTACTGCATATTCATTACCAACATATTTACTAAGTATTTTTTCTCTCTCTACTTCGTTTTCTGCTAATCCTAAATCAAATCTAAATTGTGCGTCTTTAACTCCGCTATCGTAATCAAAAAAAATATTGTCAGCTTGTGGCGCTAAAGTTCTTTCTGCGATTATGGCTTTTACTTTAGCTCTAGCTTCATCAGGAGAGTTAGCTTCAATTTGCAAAGATTCTGTGTCGGTTACATTTACATTATAAGTTGGCATATCATTACAAATCTATATTAATAATGTCGCTATCTAAAAGCCTTTTAGTATTTATTAAAGTTTCAGTTAAAGTTTCATAATCTAAATTATATTTATCATACTCAGGTGTGTTAAAAACTCGCACTTGTTTTGCATATCTAGGATCTTCATTTAACAATTCTATATCTCCTACAATCGCATCTTTATATTGTTTGCCACTAGCTTTAAACCCAGCCAAAGATTGTTTTAAAAGTTTTTTCAATTCGCCAGGAGAAGCAAAACCACTTCTTTGATCACCAAAAACTTTAGTTATAATTTGCCTGTCTCTATCTGAAATAGTTCTACCTGATTCGCCTAAAACAGCTTGTAGATTTTTTTGTCTTATAGTTTCAATAATAGTTGCAACTTGTTTGTAAGGCGGTAAGCTTTCAAAATCTAACGAACCTCTACCTACTAAAGCTTTAACATCAGAAAATGCACTTGCAATTAATCCACGAAAACCAGTAGCTTGTTGTGGGTTTTTTTCAATAATATCAATAGCCTTTTCTAACAATTTAACAGATTGGATGTTACCTTCTAAAAAAGGAACATTTTCTTTTATATTTTTTGTCAAAGCACGATAGTCAGAGGGCTCTAATTTTATTCCTCCCTTACCAGTTTGTTTGATTCGTTCTTTTGTTAATTCTATTTCTGCTTCAGCTTCAGCAGCTCTTTTGCCTGTTTCGCTTTCTACAAAGTCTGCTGTGCCTAAAGGTATGCCCATGAATGATCCAGTCCTTACTAATTGCTTACCCATACTGCCTAAAAAGTCTTTGAATTTTTGACCGCCAAAAGTATCTGCAATAGCTAGATCCCTTAAATATTTTTCATCATCAGATATAAATTTATCTCTTTCTTCCTTTGAAAGAACAAAATCTACTTCATCAGGAGGAGACCTATCTTCAGGTGTCGGTAGTGGGCTTTCTTGACCTTCTCTAATACTTCTTTCTAGTTCTGCTCTTAGATCTTCAGCAGTAGGCTCTTGAACACTATCTTGTAATTCAATTGTGTTAGCAGCTATAGTATCTGTTGGTAGTTCTTCAGACACATCATTTTCCATTTGTTCTTGAGATACTTCTGGAATTTCTAAATTAATAGCTTTTCTAGTGTCAAGTTCTTGTAATTGTCTTTGTGTTAAATCTTTAATACTTTGTAAATCTTCTGCGTCAGATCCTAAATCAATAAGGTTAGTTCCAAGCCTTTGTCTTTCATCTTCAAATCTGTCAAAAGCCTCTTGTTCTTCTGGTGTTTTGCCAACGCCAAATAGGTCAGCCGTAAAATCTATGGCACTTGTTAAAGGTCTAGTTATTACATTTTCTAAAGCATCTGCCAGATCTCCTGAACTTGTTTGTGGCGCATTTATTGTACCCAATCTTTCTAAAACCCCTTCTACTGTTTGGTAATCACCAACTCTATTAAACATTGGTATCCTTACAGCTTCTCTTTTCTGAGCCCCCTCTCCCTCTCTAGCAAAATATCTTGCTAATGCCATAAGAACATTTTCACCCATAGGGACTTCTACGTTAGCTTGTGAAGATAATCTGTTAACTAACGTGGCATCAATTGTTCTTGAATTAATTTGATTTATAAGTGGTGTTGCATCAAGAATTGTTCCGTCTGAAAGAGCAATTTGATTTGGGCCTAATCTAACGCCAGTATTAATATTACCAAGCCCTTCTGTTTGTGTAGGCTTATCACTCAAAAAAGAATCTTCTTTGATATTTATATCATCAAAAGTTGGAGCATCTATATTCAAACTACCTATGCCTGTATCGATTGGAGGGGCTATATCAATTTTAGGTCTTGGCATGACATTTCCGCCTTGTCCAATAACAGTAACATCAGGACTTACTGCTGAAGTTTGTCGAAACATATTTCTATCAAAAATTGACATTAATAAATTAATCCTCTTGAATCTGTTTGTTGTGGATTATAAATATTAACTGCTGGAGTCATTTGTGGCGTTTGATTCTGATTTTGATTTGTTGAATATACAGTTGGATCTTGCGGTCTTTTTGCAAACGTATTTATGTTTGGCATGAATTGCGAGAAAGTATTTAAGAAGCTTCCGAGACCAACAGCCGTAGGATCAGGTGCTCTGCCAAACGTAGAAGTTATGTTTGCAGTTGTAGGAGAATAAGATGGCAATATTGTCGATAGTATTCGCATAGTTTCTAAAGGATCATTTCTTTGTGCAGTTGCTCTATTGAAATCTGCTGCGCTTCTTATATCGTCTAATTTTCTTTGTGTGCTGCCAAGACCTAATAAATTCTGAATACCAGTTTGCGTTAATCTTTGCGTGTCGCCAGCAAGATTTCTAAAATCACCAAATAAATTTCTTCTATCGCCAATCTCATCTCTAAGCCTAGATATAGAATCTCTATAACCAGCTTGACGTATGCCAGCAAGTTCTTTACCTAAACCTCTACTAAATTCCTCTAATCTGTCTTGTGCTCCTAGTCTAGCTCTAGAGCCAAAAGCAGACTCGCCAGCGCCTAAAGCGTTAAATCTTCTTTGGTTTTCAGACATGTCAAAAGCTTTTACAGCGTCTTGTGTATATTGGTCGATAACCGCTTGTTGATAGGGATCTTCAAACTTTTTGTAAGCAAAAGGATCTTGTAAATCTCTTATAGCACTAAGTTGATCTTCGCCAGACGTTAAGAATCTTTCAAAATTACCTATACCACTTCTAAGTCTATCTAAGCCAGCTTGTTCTAAATCGGTAAGATCTGCAAATTTTTGTTCTGGTAAAGGAGTTTCAAATCTTTTTCTAGCTATTTGTTGGAGTTGATTAATAAAACCTGGAGTCCCTTCTGTACCAAAAAAAAGACTTCTTAGATAAGGATCGCCTACTGTATCAACTACTTGTTGTCCTGGTCTTAACATTGGATCTCCGTAAATAGCCATTATGCGTACCCCTCGTTGTATTTTTCAAAAGTTTTCATTAAGTTCATCATGTTCTTAGCACCTTTCTTTCTATCAGGTTTTCCACCTGGGGTTAATGACACAACACCTTTGCTTTTACTAATTTTGTAACCGCCTAATCCTTTGTTGGCAGAGGCAGTCATAACAAACTCGCCATCAGACAACATAGCTGGTATATCATCAGAAGTTCCAGTTCCTGGGCCTTCAGATTCTCCGCCATCTCTCATATCTAAAACTTCTCCACCTTCAGCAAAACCAAGATCAAAACCACCTTTACCAAAGGTACCGCCTAATTTTAAATCTGGTCTTAGGGTATCTCTTACATCTTTTAGAGGATTGTCTCTTTCTTTTTCAGCAGCCAAATAACTTAATATGCCAGCGGGTATTGCTAAACCAGCAGCAGCTCCCATACCCTTGTTATAAAAATTTTGTAATCTTTGTTGGTTATAAATATCATCTCCACCTGTAACATTACTTACTAATTGCATTAGAGGATCATTTTGACTTAAACCCATAATACCTGATTGATTACTTACATTTTGACTAAGACCACTAAAAGGGTTTATAGCTTTTTTAAAAGAATTAAAAGAAGAAAAAGGATTGCTGCCAACTGGTACATTAGGAGCCATCCCTGGTCTTAATCCGCCAGCTAATCCTCCCAAAGTTGCGGTCAAAGCTCCGCCTAAACCAGATTTTAGCCCTCCACCACTAGCTAATCCTGATAACCCGCCACTTAATGCCATAGATGCAAGTGGCCCTAAACCTGGTATAAACATAGCTCCTATAGGCGCTAATGTTTTAAATAAATCACTTTTTACAACTTTTTTTACTAAACCTGTTTGTGCTTTAACTACTTTTTTTACTGGCTTAATTATTTTTTTTACTAATTTTTTAAGAAAAAACTCAGGTAAGCCAGAATAAGGATTGATACTGTTAGAACTGCCAACAACATAATTAGCTGGATTTATACCAGCATCAAGCATGTCTTTAAATATCTGTCTTTTGGTAGCTAATGAAATAGCTAATGGTGGAATGACCATTTCCCCATCAGCAACGTGTGCAATCTTGTTATCTTCGAATCTTCCTAAACTTGCAAGACCAGTTATTTGTTCATTCATCTTGTTATTTTATTATAAGCATTAGTGGGACTACAACTCTATTATTATGCCACCACTACGTTTTACGTCTATTTTCAACGTACCTACTGAGCCAAGCAGTTCAAAACCAGCACCCGCTACGGTAGGTTCTGTTAACTGAACAAATCTGTTGCCTATATAAGCTTGTAAAGAGCCAACAGTTGTATTCCATATTACATCACCTTCTTGGAAATCTAAAGAACTTATTTCGCTATCTGTATAGTGTGGAGTCCTATCAGGATCAAAGGTGCCTATATTTAATTCAAGTAATCTAACTAATCTATTGTATAAATCTGGAGAGACATCTCTTGTGGCTAAGGGTAGAGCAGTTTTGATTAATCTTGCCATTAGCGTCTGCCATCTGTTTGCACATCTAGTCTTGTATCACCTAATCTCCAACCCACACCATTATTACCTGAATCACCATCATTTGATTTTATTTTAAATACCACTTGCCTACCTCTACCCCTAATGTGTGATTGTTTTGTTGTAGGCGATACTGTAGAAGTAGCTACAGAAGAAAGACTATCACCTGGGAAGTTTCTCACTTTGGTTTCTATATTTACATTAGTTGAAGTATCTGAGGTTAAAAACTTAACATCAGGTATTAACCTTCTTAGAAAAGAAAAGCTCTCTCCATCTTGTATATCTAAATCACCTGATTCAATAAATACATTTTGCATCTCGCTACCGTCATCATTAAATCCTACTTCATGTTGATATAAGTAGTTGTTGCCAGTAGCTTGTGGATAAGCTGATACACCAGTATCTAACCAAGCTGTTCTTGTTAATTGTCCGTAATACCAAACTCCTTCTTGGTAATTATAGATAACATATCTATCTATTTCTTGAGATGAGCTAGATGGATAAAACCAACCTATTTCAGAATGCTTTTTATTTGTGAAAGCAAAAGTTTTAAGTCTTTGCTCTGTATTAAAATCAGAAAATACATAATTTTTGACTGTACAAGGTAGTTCGCTAACGGATCCTTTATATACATAAAAAGCATCTTTACCCATAAAATAAACACCCTCTGGACCATTAATACAAGCATTAGGGCCTATAAGTCCCGTAGCTTCATCAATAAGGTTAATAGCAAAAACCAAAGGTGGCCCAATATTTGTCATGCTATAAATAGAAGTATCTGTAAAAATTACAATTTCTTGTCTTGATTTAATACCACCAACTATTTGTGAACCTGACGAAAGTCTTACACTGCCAGCTGTATTAGTGCTTCTTGGCTCAAAATCCAATAAATCTTCAGAAGAAGAAAAAGCAACTAACATAGGATCTAAAGAGCCAGTTCTTGCACCAGCTGAAATTGGATCTGCACCTAATACTATTAAATGCCTATTAGTCTCAGAAGTTAAAACTTGTATGGCTTTAGTAGGAACTAAATTAGCTCCTGTGATTGAGCTTAATTCTACGGCTCTTGTGCCTGTTCCTGATGATTCATCCCATCTAAATATACCACCCCCTCTAACAGCCATTACTAAATCTTCACCATAGTTATCTTGCGACCATATTCTTAGTTGATTTGCAGAAGATAGTGGACTAGAAGATCCCCATCCCCCTGCACTCCAAGCACCTGAACCCCAACCAGTACCATCTACAAATACATCAAGACCAGTTACTATTTGATATACGCCATTTGCACTACCGCTAGTGCTATCACTAGAAGTTGCTGTTACTGCATTTCCGCTAGTATCGACTGCATTTATAAAATATTCATTACCGTTTGTAGTAGATATAGATTGTATTTGGTACTCTTGATTTAAAACTGCAGCAGTTATAGCTCCGCCTAACGTACTAGCGCCACTAAAGGTTACAAAATCATTAGGGTTAGCGCCATGATTATTATCTGTAACTTTAATAGAGCTTGAACCATCTGCTACTTTGGTAAAAGTAATAGATCCTGTTACGGTTCTTCTTATAGGCGTTATATCATCAAAAGTGTTACCTGATTGGATATAAAATTTTAAATGTGTACCTATACCTAAGTATTTACTACCATCCAAAGAAATCCAATTGAATATAGATCTTGCAGTTCCTTTAAACGTAGCTGTTAAAAGTTTTGCCCAACCTCCAAATTTTTCGGGTAAGCCCATCCTAAATCTTACTAAGTTACAATCGAACCAACCTCCTTCATTAGAATAAGAAGTGCCCTCTCTATTTATACCAGGTTTAAATTTATATTTAATTAAAGCCATTTTTTATTTCATTAAGAGCATCTTGCAAACTTTCTTTTGAATTTATATTTTTCATAAGAGAGTCTTTAAAAGTTATTTTTGTTCTTTTGCCATCCTTAAAAATTTTAAATATTATTGTATTGTATTCCAAACAATAAAAAGCATAAAGGTCAACCATACCTTTTTTATAGTCTCTAAGCTTTGTATTAGCCCCTCTACGCATGTCAAAACACCAATTTACTCTTTTATGTGTTTTATGACACATTTTCCTCTTAGAGCAGGTTTTTACTTGGCATTTGTACATAATGTCATTTATTTCAAATATTATGTCAGCATGACTGCCATGTGGTAAAACGTGTACAGTATCGCTTTCTAAACTTAAAAAACTAGCTACAGCGTATTCGCCAGATCTCCCAATACGTTCTGTTTGGCGAGTCATATTTAAAAAGGGTATTCATCAGACTCCATCATCTTAGAAAGCCTAACAGCTCTTTGACCAACTTGGCCAGCCCATCTGCTGTTTAACATTTCTTCTGCGGCTTCAGTAAAATTTTTGTTTTTAATATGCTCAAGCGTCTTTTCAAATTTAAACAATCTGTTCCCCATATTAAAATACATATCAATTAAAACAGTTTTTCTTACTTCTGATAGTTCTGAAAAAAAATTTAATTTATTTTTTAAAACAATTATAGATTTATTTACGTCATTCTTGAGTAAATATTCTGCTTCTTCTTCTGTAATACCTCCGCCTAGTTTTTTATCAATAAGTCTGCCAAAACCAATGGTCTTATAGCCTTCGCTACAATCATAACAATGGCTTACAAAGCCTTCGTGTAGCTTCAACAAATTAATGAGTTCTTGCATTTAAAAAAAGATAACTTTTGTTAGAAATCCTGTAATTCCTAAAAATATAGTGAGAGAAAAAATTAAACTATTTCTAATTAACTTATTTAGAGAGGTAATACCATTTTCAATATTTTCTAATCTTCTCCAATTTTCTCGCCAACGCTGTTCACAAGCAGC